TGCCTTACCAAGTCTTGTGACTCCTATAGTCAATAACATCATAAGTGGAGGAAGTGATGTCACTCAGTTCAGTAGCAGAATGGTACCCTTCGTAGCTAATGAATATTATGGACCTTTAAGTAATTTTGATAGTCAAGGTATAGGTATAGCTAGCTTAGGTTTTAATAGGGTCTTTTTATGTAATGGTGCTAATGGTACCCCTGATAAAAGAGGTAGAGCAGCAGTAGGAGCTATAAGAAGTGTACCTGGTCCGGCCTTGGATCCAGCAGTAGATCCTTCTGTAGATCCTAATAATCCAAACTGGGGATTAGGGGATAAGAGGGGAGAGACTTTCCATATATTAACTCCTCCTGAAGGACCATCACATACTCACCCAGTAACTGATCCACAGCATACTCATGATCTTGGAACAGGAGGAGTTGTAAGGACAACTGCTGGTGGAGTTGGTACCCTATCTGGAGGAGGTTTCAATCCAGGAGGAGTACAGGCATTACTAAATACAGGAAGTGCCTCTACAGGAATTACTATAGGAGCATCAGGAGGAAATCAACCCCATAACAATATTCAGCCTAGTATAGCTGCTTATTACATCATGTATATACCATAAAATCATTATAGATGGCCTGCACCAATTGCATACAAACTACAGGATTTATAACTGGCTTCAATCCCAGCACTTGCACCTCTGTGCCTAATTGTGCTATGGATGCTAGCAATGTTATATATACTGGACCCAACCTTCAGTGTTCAGGTATTCTTACAGATGATGCCCTGGATATCATATTACAGAAAATAGACCCCCTCCTATGCGCAGCTAGTGGAGATTATTCTACATACAACACTTTCTGTTTAGCTCCCATAACTACCCAACAGCAGTTTGTTGAGACTATCTCTAACTTTGTATGTACCCTGAATAGTGCCTTTGGCACCTTCACAGAGACTACTTTTCCTGCCTACCAAGCTGTAGTAACTGCATCTCTCAATACAATAACTAATCCAGCACTAACTTGTGCAATAGCAGGAGTTACCAGTGCAGATAGTCTGAATACCATTCTGACAAAGTACTGTACTACGTTAACCAACATCAGTACTAACATTACCATGGGTGGAGTTAACTGGAATCTCTGCTACACAGTAAGTCCTACCCCGGTTACCATAACAGATGGTTTTAATGCTCTGATAGGGCAAATATGCCTGCTTAAATCACAAGTAGCTGCTGCCGCAGTACTACCTACTTTCAATACTAGTGCTACTTGTCTAGCTGGTGGAACTAATGATAGTTTGGTTGTTACTATAAATAACATAATCACAAGATTATGTCAAACAGGAACACTGAACACTGCTACATTAACATGGGGATGCTTAACTGCACCAGCAGGTGCTCAGGATCTACAAACAACTCTACAGAAAATCCTGACTCAACTTACTGTCCTTACTCAGGCTGAACCTATGGCTTGGTCTGGAGACTTTACTGTAACAAATGTAGATAATAGTAATCCTTGTTTAGGTAAGAACATAGCTCTAGCAACTCCCTCAACTCAGGATAGATTTGTAGCTGCTACAACTAGTGATGCTTCACCTGGTACATTACAAGATAAAGTAACTGCCGGTACTAATATCACACTAGATTATATAACTACTCCAGGGCAGATGATTATCAACTCAACTGGAGGAGCAGGTACTGGAGATCATCAAGTACTAGCTGATGTAGCAGATACTACAGCAGGTTACTTAATAAATAAAGTAAGTGTTGGGAGTCCTAGTTCGGGAGTAGGTGTAGGTATAGTATTAGATACTACTACTCCTACAAATCATAAAGTACAATTTGCTGTTACTTTAGATCCAGTAGCATTATTTACAGCTTTACTAAATGCCACTACATCAGATACTACTTTAGCTAATCTATTCTGTACTACTGTACAAGCTTGCCCATCTCCATGTGCTGCTCCAAGTAATGTAACAGTAATCTATACACCTAATACCACTACAACTAGTACAACTACTACTACAACTACTACTTAATGCCAACTAGCACAGCAACTATAACATGGCAGCCACCACCAGGTTCTACAGGTACATTGGTTGAGTATAAACTCCCTTCAGAGAGTACATGGACTCAGCCTAGTAGTCCTATGAATCCCACTAACCTGAGCACCTATCCCCTGGTAGTGGTAAATGGAACAACTTATAATGTCAGGCTAACTAACTTCGCAGCAGGTTGTTTCCCCAGAGGTACTACTTTTGATATAGAGACAGGAACTAATGATAGTACCTGGAGCTTGACGTTAAATGGAGGGGTAACAGGATTCCTTCATATAGTAGTAAATGGTACAACAGTAATTAATCAGACTAGTACAGGATCTGGAAGTGTATCCTTTGCAATAGGAGATTCAGTCTTCGTAGCTTGTGGAATGACAGTAGCAGGAACAGTAAATTTAATAGTCACTGATGTTACTACAAGTACTATTCTAAGCAATACAAGCACTACAGGTCTCTCTCCTCTTACCAGCTATTCTTTTATAGCTAATGGAGATATATACAGTATGGTAGGAACAGGTAATCCAACCACTACGACAACTAGCACTACAACCACAACAACCACTACCTAATGGCTCAAATAACAATAAATTATAGTATACCTTTTGGAAGCAGTATAAGAATAGGCTACCGCATTCAGGCTAGTTCTGATCCATTTACCTATGTACCTGGATTTCCCAGCTATAATGACTCTCCTTATACTATAAATGGTCTAGCACTTGGGAACTATGAGGTCGAGTTGACTACTATATGTCCTAATTGTTCAGGGGGTATCTTTGCAAGTCCTGTAGTATACCCAGCTGTAAGCTCATAGCTCCTGTTTTCTTTCTCATTGGTTTTACAGGAGCTTGGCCTGGTGTCTCCACACTAGGCCTTTTTTGTAGTAAATTTGGTGATGTAAGAACTATTTACTAACTTTACCCCCGGTATAGTGTTTTTACATGGAAAACTATATAAATGATTAAGAATCAATAAGTTATAATGGCTACACAAAGAGATATGATAAGTAGGGTCAGAGGGTTAGAGAAGTTACTAAGTAGTGATGCCTCTATTACTGATCGTGTTATCCTTAAAGAGTTAAGGAGTAAGTCCTTATACCTGATTAAACAGCAGGTAGATAAGAGAAAGCTTTGGAGGACTTCTACTATATTCTCTGAGATACCTTGTATACAGATGATACAGGTACCTACAGCTGATTGTTGTAACTATGTCTCTGATCAAACTATAGCAAGGAGTAAGTTCAGATTGCCTAAAATAGCAGAGGGGGCATATGGATTACTGGTCCAGGGAGTTTTCTCCGCAGATAGTAGCCAGAAGCTCAAGGAAACCACATTATCAAGCTACATAAACATTCTTAAACTTGGCCTTCCTACAAAGGATATATATTATTGGTTCTATGATATGTACTTATATATATCCTCACCTTATGTGAAATTAGCTAATATATGGGCTCTGTTTGAGGAAGATATACCAGACCGCCTTCTTTATCCAGATTGTGATTGCCCTAACCAAAAGATTAGAAACCCTTGCGCTAATCCTCTGGATAACGAGTTTAAGTGCCCAGGTTTCCTGGAAGATGCTATAGTGAAGGATACCTTAGATATATTAATGAAGACTTACTTTAAAGTGGATGATGATAAAACTAGTGATAATAAGGATGATCAAGTAAGTAAACAGTAACATATGTCGAGAGTAAAAGTAGAGTATAGGACTGGGGAGAGAAAGGTATATGATCAATTCTGCTTGAAATACCCTGATATAACTATAAACTTTGATGAGTGGAAGGAGATTATATACACCTATAATTCTCTTTTTAGGGAATATCTCCTGGAGACCGGGGACAGAGCCAAGCTCCCATATGGAATAGGAACCTTTGCTATAGCTAAAAAGAAGCCTAAGAAGACCAAAACATATGCTGGAAAAGAGTACATGAATATGCCAATAGATTGGCAAAAGAGTAGGAAAGCTGGAAAGAGGATATACAACTTCAACGCTCATACAGATGGGAACAGGTTCAGGTGGTTATGGTTTAATAGAGGTTACAGGAGATTCTACCACTCTGATCTATGGACTTTTAAGCCCTCCAGAGAGACATCCCGTAAGATAACTGAATATCTTAAGAGGCCTAGGCAGGTAGACTTATACAAACAATGGAATCCTAAATAATGTCCTACTACTACAAATATAAGTTCGTATCTCCTGATCCTTTATTCGCTAGAATCAAGGAGGAGATGAAATCATACTTTGATGCAGGTATGTTAGATGATCTTCTATTTCCTATATGGACTGATGACTGCCTGAAGAAGTTGGGGAAGTCTTCTTTCTCCATAGAGCATACTCTTTTATTTCAGGATAACTTCGAAGCTAAGCTTCCACCAGACTTTATATCAGTGAGAGAAGCTTGGATGACAACAAGTACCTTCTCACCTGAATACCAGTTGCCAGGTAGCTACTATAGGAGTATAACTACAGTACTAAACCAACCATTTGATGTATGTAATCCTGCCGTGAACTGTGATCCATGTAATCCTAACATCTTAGAGGTAGTGAGTAAGACCACAAACACCATAAC